TTGAAGGAACAGCTTGGGAATACCTAAAGAGCGGAAAAGAATTTAGAGAAGATAAGCTTAAAGCAATGAATATGACCGATGCGGTTAAGGATGGAAAATTTGTACCTGGTGTAATTGTAGAATCAAGTGTTCAAAGTGGTAAAGGTTATACTGCTGTAAAAATGTGGATTCTACATTCTATAACAGAAAAAGGAACAAAGTATACACAAGTAGATTTAAGGTCTGGAAGTAGGGATACTTTCTCATTCTCAGTATCAGGTGGTAGTGTAATGGAAGGCTCAAAAGTATTAGGAAAAATATAATGCAAACGGAAGAAAAGAATAACTAATGAGAACACAACTATTATGCACATTTACAGCACCAAAGGTACTACATAAAACGGTAGATACAATAATTGAATCATATGATATTCTTTTTAATAAGGTTTTCGTATTAAAGAGCCAATCAACTCCTGAATTAATGTGTACATATAATATAGATTCATCAATCCAGGTAAATATCTTAGCTAATACAATTTCATTACATCGTAAAAAGATGACAAACACATTATATACAATAAATGCATTAAATGTACTTATTAAGATGTTAAATAATGGTGTTTTAGATACTTCATACCAGGTAGACTGGGATAATTATAGAAATTGTATGCTCGTAACCAATGACGAGGGACTTAAAAGAATAGATACTGAAGTCCAAGAAGTAATACACATAAAAGTAAAAAAATAGCCAATTCTTCATAACTTTTACACATTTTTGCAAAATAACTGCGAAAAAGGTTGTATATGTCATATATTTTTCGTATATTTATATATAAATAAGAAAGAGCACGGAGCTCTTCTTTCGAGTGCTAATAACAAATAAAAATTAAAAAATGCCAAAATTAAACATGCAAAAAAGATCGACTCAGCAACATTCAGTAACTGAGTATCACATTCACACAAATCACAAATACGATAACTTCTTTAAGTTAACTAAAAAAGAGTTAACAGACCTAGTACAGGTTGGAGAAATACTAATCTTCAAATCTCATCTAGATGAACAGGGTACTTTACTTAAAACTTCAGATGTTGAAATGTACCAAGAAATAGTAATTCACACCGAAGTTAGAAGACAAAATAATCCTCAAAATTTAGAATACACTGCTCAAGAAGCTTTATCATATATGACGGACATACAGATTATGGAAGAAGAATTAATAAAATAAAAAATAAAAAATGGATAAATTACAAATGAAGGAAATCAGGAGACAAGTAAGAGCTACTGATATTACAAACTTAACAGTTATAGAGGACCTAGAAAGGTTACAGGAATTTGTTCTAGATATGAAATCAACATCATCTCTATTAGACAAAAAAGATATTATTAAATCAATTAAGGATGATAAATTTATTACTAAGGTATTGCATTATACATATAATCCTTATTTCAAATATCATGTCACCAGTAAAAATTGTAAAAAGAATCATGGTTTAGCAGATCATAGATGGACCACTAATGGTACTATATTTGATATGTTAGATGGATTAAAAAGCAGGGAATTTACAGGACATAACGCAATAGCTCATGTAAATGGATTTGTGCAATTTAATATTAAATATGCGGAATTAATTTATAATATATTAGATAGAAATTTAGAATTAAGAGCTTCAGATTCGGTTATTAATAAGGTTATACCAGGATTGATACCTGAATTTAAGGTGGCTTTAGCTAATGTGTATGAACCTAAGATAGTGGATTGGAATGATACATGGTATGCATCTAGAAAATTAGATGGTGTAAGATGTTTAGCTATAGTAGATGAAGAAGGAGTTTGTAAATTATATTCCAGAGTAGGCAATGAATTTACTACATTAGATAAAGTAAAGAAAGCTATCGAATCTACAGGTATTATTAACCATGTATTCGACGGCGAGATATGTCTGGTGGATGAACATGGTAATGAGGATTTTCAAAGTGTAATGAAGGAAATTAAAAAGAAGGATCATACTATAGAAGCTCCTGTATTTAAGATATTTGATATGTTACATATAAAGGAATTTAATCGCGAGATTGATTCTGATCCATTAGAAGGCAGATTACACACATTAAGATCATGGCTTAATAAAAGCAACCACTTAGACATCTTAATGTATGAAGAGCAGATGGTAATCTCTGGCGATGATCACTTTGATACATGGGTTAAGTTAGCTGCAGATAATGAGTGGGAAGGTGTTATGTTAAGAAAGAATGTAAAGTATGAAGGTAAAAGAACAAAAAATCTATTAAAGGTTAAAAAGTTCTTTGATGCGGAATATGTAGTAGAAAGTCTAGATTTTGATAATCATAGAGTGATCAGAGATGGCAAAGAAGTATTAATGCCAATGTTAGCTCAAGCTTATATTACTCATAAAGGCTATGAGGTAGCTGTAGGTTCAGGATGGAGTCAAGCGCAAAGAATTAGATATGAAGCTAATCCACAAGATTTGATAGGTAAGACTATTACAGTTCAATACTTTGAAGAAACAAAGAATCAAGAAGGTGGAATATCATTAAGATTTCCAACGGTAAAGCATGTTTATGAAAATGGTAGAAATGTTTAGTAAAATAAATTTAGATAAGGATAATCGCATGTTACGATTTGGGGTTGGTAAACATAATGGAACATGGTTTATAAGATTAGACCTTTGGTGGTTCGGATTAAGAATACATAAGATATGCTAGAAATAATAACAATAATAATATTATTAAATATACTATATCATACCATTAATATATCATGGTTAGTATTCATAGAATGGCCATTAACATTGTTCATAACTTTATTAAAATACCTGAGATTTTTGTAGGAAAAGTGTGATATTCTTCGTATATTTATATATAAATAAAAAGGAACACAAGGTTCTAGATATTAATTAAATTACAATAAAATGATAGAGACACATTTACCAAAGACTACAGACATGTTACACACATTAAACCTGGAGCAATTAAACGAATTGAAAGGACAGATAGATCAAATGATCCAATTAAAGCAACCAAGCCTAAGAGTAGGTATGAAATGCACGGTTGATTCGCCTAGAGTAGCTGGAATGATTGGAGAAATTATTAAAGTAAATCAAGTTAAATGTAGAGTTAAATTTGATGGTAGTACATTTAATGTTCCAAAAACAATGATAATCTTAAAATAATAAAATATGGATATTTACAAGGAAACAAACATCAGAATCGATTTCGACAAAGGAATGGATATTACGCCAATCGTAGTCTTTGAAGGAATAGAGATGGAAGACAAAGCTGAAACATTTAACACTACCACTCATCAGATAGAGGAGGTTCTTAATTTCGTTAATGAATGGGAAGATTCAGGTTGTGACGTATTTGTATAATTGTTCATAACTTTAATAAAATATATGGGAATTTAGTAGGAAAAGTGAGATATTCTTCGTATATTTATATATAAATAAAAAGGAACACAAAGTTCTAGAGTGCTAATAAAAATAAAAAAAATGGAAAAAAGTAGATTAAAAGAGTTGCAAGCTGAAATTGCTAGATTAAAAGAAATTGATAATAAGATTACTGAAAGGGTATCTGCGGAGTTTGAAGATGACTGTCAGAGACCTAATGAGGATTGTAAGCATGAATCATTAATGGATTGTGATTGTGATACAGATGATGGTGGAATGCCATTTGAGGCTGCACATACTAATCATGATACAATAGGTTCATTCGATGAGAACGGCGATGCAATGGAATTTATTAATTCTGGAGGAGATCCCTTAGAGCTCAATCAGTCTAATGAATCATTAATTGCAAGACACAACACTAAATTATCAAGTGAGTTTGTATCGGCTTGGACTCAAGAAGATTGCAATGAATTTATAGAAGTTGGATGTTCATTACAACAAGATATGGAATGGGCTAACGAATCTGAAAATATACAATAATATGAGAAAGCATTGGATTAAATATAAAGTGCCATTCCTATTAGGCCCGCTGTTCGCTAAAATACAAAGAAATAGAGGATATAAAGTAACTAAGACAGGATGGTCAGGATTACTAATAAAATACAGATGTTCAACATATAGCTTATATTCTCTAGCATGGTAGAAAAGTGGTATTATAGTGAGATGGGATCTCGGGATAAGAAGACGGGTAAGTTAAAATATTACAAGGTATCCAGAACATCTAATGATGATTTTGGATGTGAATGTCCTGCGGCTATGTACAGACGCTTTCAGGAATGTAAACATGTTAAACGATTAAAACAAAAATTATGCATATAGAAAGACAAATATTAAAGCAAGCGTGGTTCAATATGGACCACTCTAAGACACCTGTTAAAAAACAAGTGATAGTAGAAATGGATAAATATCCTGGCAGAAAAGGTCAGGGCACCATACAGATCCTAAGTGAAGGTCCAGATGGGTATTCTTCATTTAAGACGCATCAAGAAAAGCCAATGGAATATGCCAAGAATAGAAAAGAGTATATCTCAGGTGAGTATGAGCTAGTAATAAAAGACTAGCACCTGGCCCGGTCGTCTAATGGCTAGGACGCATGGTTTTCATCCATGTAATCGGAGTTCGATTCTCCGTCGGGCTACAGCTTCTATGGTTCATAACTTTCTAAAATAATCGCGAAAATATTAGGTTATATGAGATATTATTCGTATATTTAGATATAAATAAATAAGATAAGTAAGATGAGAAAAAGTAAAGATATTACAAAATATAATGCAGATTGGCAGATAGTTAGATCTTCTATTAAAGGATCTAAATTTGGCTTGAATGAAAAGTTAATTAAGGTAAAGGATTATTTTAATGGTAATAAATCTGTGGATAGATGGGAAAGATGTGTTAATTGGTGTGAGGGTCTTATAATGGGTTATAAGGCAGCTAAGAATTTTGAGGCAATTGATATTATATTATCTGAGATAGATACATATGGTAAAAGAGATTTATATAAAAAAGAGGATATAGATATTAATAATAAGGAATTATTAGTTAATTATTCTTATTCGGAAAGATTGATTCTTTGGAAGGATATGTATAATACAAATACGAAATGGCTTAAAAAGGGTTATTATCATAATGAGTGTAATCAATTTATGAATTGTATGATAGAGGTATTCAATAATAATAATGAAGAGATTTGGAGATATGATAAATTGATAGGCTTCAGAGATGATAGTAAAAAAATAGATAATACACATAAATTTTTCTTTTAATATGAAACGTAAATTAGAGACATTAAAATTATATGGTGAGGAATGTAAAAGATTTGCAGAATCCAATCCATCAGCAGCTGAGGTAAGATCGGCTAATATTAAGGTAGTTGTTGCAGAACCTGTATGGCAGGATATGAGAGCTAGGTATGTTGGGACATGGAAGCTTCCTGAGATAATGAGGACCAATATTCTTGAGATGAGAGATTATCTAGGAGATATGGTAGATCCATTAAAGGTTCGTAGAAGTCTTAATTATCTTACAAGTTCAGCATTTAGAATTGGCATTATAAGTAGCCCAGAAATATCCGAGCTTAGGGATGAGGTTAGAGTTGCATATGCAAAATTATTAGATCAAGATTAATATGGTATGGATCCCTTTGAAAAATGGCGATGGCCAAGTATTAAAAAATATTAAATTAAAAGCACCTAAGGGTGGTATAGTATATATTAATGATAAAGAGATTAAATTGGATAAGCCAGAGGAGTATACGGTTATTGGATCCAAAAGAGAAGGTATTAATAGATATAAATTATTTTTATCAGATGGATCTTATACAATGAATCACCATGTAAGAAAAACGGTAAATAGAAGTGGTTGGGAGATAATTGGCAAATGGCATAGTCCTGAACATATAGCAGAGTTATTTGGATCTCGATTTGATCCTGATGCGAATAAGCCACGACCACAACGGGAATCGTTTTGGAAAATGCAATCAAGACCGGGTTCGCATAATCACCGGCAAAAAAAAAGGTTAATGGAATTACCTGAATATCAAAAATTCAATAAATATTTTGGAACAACAATAATATGAATATAAAATTAATTTTAATAAGTAGCGCGCTATTCTTCGTTACACAGACTTTAGTATGGCTTCAAATAAATGGCCAATTTGTATGGAAATGGTTTGAGAAGAATCCAATAACACTATCTCTATTAGGAATACCTATTAGTTATTTGTTTATAATAGCCACTAAAATGGCATATGAAGGATTTAATGGTTTACTATGGCCACAGAGATTAGTAGTATTCGCATTAGGCATGGTATCATTTGCATTTTTAACATGGTGGTTTATGGGTGAACCATTAAACACAAAAACATGGGTATCTCTTGGGTTAGCAACATGCATGGTATTAATACAGGTATTTTGGAAATAGAGAAAATTGAATATCTATTAAATACTGAAATGCCTGATTATATTCCGGTGGGTAGAGGTATTATGCAGAGAGGTGTAGGTGATATAGTGGAAGCACATGTTAGGGAATTGATAATAGATAATTATCCTAATGCCAAATATCCTTCAAGCCCTAGAAGTATAGAAGATGTAGAAATACAGTCTGATGATATAACATTAAAATTAGATATTAAAACACATAATCTGGATGCTTCATTTTCTAGACCTAATTTGATATCCATTAAAAGATTAAATGATTATTATAAGGATCCTAATAATAGCTTAGCTTATATATTTGTATCATATAAATTTGATAAAGATAATATAGAAATTTTTGATATATCTGTAGCATATATAGAACATATAAAATGGGATAGTCTATCTATTGGCAATTTAGGAAAAGGTCAATTGCAGGTAAATAATATGCATAAGATTGAATTTGATTTGACCCAAAAAAGAAATGAGTGGATAGATATCTTCAAGGATGAGGTTATCCTATACTACAATAAATTAACAGAAAAAATAGAAAAATGGAAAAAAAGTTTTTAGGTTATCCGTTGGATCCTAAGGAATTTTTTTGTATATTATAATATAATTGAGAACGTAACTAACTATTTATTATTAGTAACAATTAACAATTAAAACAAATTTTATTAACAATTAACAATTAAAGAGGAAAAATTATGGCATTAGATTTAGATGCAATCCGAAAAAAGCTATCCGGCTTACAAAACCAAACAGGTAGACAAAATCATTTATGGAAACCTGAACCAGGTAAACAAACAGTGAGAATAGTACCTTACCAGTACGACAAAGACAATCCGTTCCTAGAACTTTATTTCCATTATGGATTTAATGGTAAGAACTTCTTATCACCAGTAACTCATGGAGAGGCAGATCCTATAGTAGAATTTGCTGAGAAATTGAAAGCTACAGGTAATAGAGATGATTGGCAAATGTCAAGAAAGCTTGAACCTAAAATGAGAACCTATGTTCCTGTTCTAGTAAGAGGTCAAGAATCAGAAGGTGTAAAATTATGGGGCTTTGGTAAGACAGTTTACCAAGAACTATTAAGCTTCATAGCTGATCCAGATTATGGAGATATTACAGATGTAAATGCAGGACGCGATATTACGGTTGATTTTAAGACAGCAGAAGAAACAGGAAAACAATTTCCATCTACTTCAATTAGAATTAAACCTAATCAAACAGCAGCTACAGATAATAAGGAAGTTGCAGAGAAAATTATGAATGGTCAAAAGGATATTTTCGAAATATTCAAGAAAGGTTCATATGAAGATCTGAAACAATCACTTGCAGAATGGTTAGATCCAGATGGTGATAATAGTGCTCAACCAAAGACAGCCCCAGTATCTACAACTACTGAAGCAACTCAGAATACCAAAAAGGTAGATGATGTTGGTGCAGCATTTGACGAATTATTTAACAATTAATAGGGAGAGTTATGGCAAAGAAAAAAGCAGATGTAAGGGATGACCTAGCTAGTGTATTAGCTACAAGTCTAAATAAACAATTTAAGGGTTATAAAGTCGCATACTTTTTAGATGGTTCAGAAGAAACACCGACAGATTTAACCGAATTTATCTCTACAGGATCAGCTACGCTTGATTTGGCTATATCTAATAGAAAAAATGGTGGAATACCGGTTGGTAGAATCACAGAATTAACTGGTCTAGAAGCTTCAGGTAAATCATTACTGGCAGGTCATATTTTAGCTAATACTCAGAAGAAAGGTGGACTAGCAGTTTTCATTGATACTGAAAATGCATGTAATGAGGAATTTTTACGTTGTATTGGAGTTGATACTGGCGAAATGTTATATATTCAATTAGAAACAATTGAGGATATATTCGAGGTAATTGAAAACATTATAGCTAAGACACGAGAATCTAATAAAGATCGATTGGTAACAATTGTCGTAGATTCAGTAGCAGCGGCTACTACAAGAGTCGAACAAGAAGCTGACTATTCTAAGGATGGATGGGCTACAAGTAAGGCAATTGTATTATCAAAAGCAATGCGTAAGATTACACAATTACTTGGTAGAAATAAGGTTACACTTATATTTACTAATCAACTAAGAGTTAAGCTGGGTGTTATGTTTGGTGATCCATATACAACATCAGGTGGTAAAGCTATTGGATTCCATGCTTCATGTAGATTACGTTTACAAGCGGCTGGGCAGATTAAACAAAAAGGTGCAGTAGTAGCTTTGGATAAGGTAATTGGTATAAAGACAAAGGCTAAGATTATTAAAAATCGTATGGGACCACCTTTAAGAGTAGCTGAATTTGATATTTTCTTTGATAAGGGAATAGATGATTATGGTGGATGGTTAACATTAATGAAGAACCATAAATTGGTTACTCAATCTGGAGCATGGTATGGATATACCGATGAATCAGGTAAAGCACATAAATTTTTATCTAAGGATTGGGAATCATTAGTTACTAGTGATGAAGCCTTAAAAGATGAAATATACAGCAAAATGTGTAGTGCTGCAATAATGGAATACAAATCTGATGAATTAGGTATCGATGATATCGAACTATCAGATGAACCAGTACCTGAAGGATAGCATATGAATAACAACAAGTATTTTTCTATATTAGAAACATTACAGGAAAACACCTCAAAACCAACAGGACTCAATGATAGAGTCTTGTTGGTAGATGGGTTGAATACATTCATAAGAGCTTGGGCAGTATCACCAGTAACAAATGATGATGGAATTCATGTAGGAGGAATTTCAGGTTCATTATTATCTATTGGATATGCTATTAAAAATATAAAACCTACAAGGGTTATATTATGCTTTGATGGTAAAGGTGGAAGCCAAAGACGTAGAAAATTATATCCAGGTTATAAAGGTAATAGAAAACCTACATCAAATTTGAATAGAGCATTTGTAGGCAGTGATGATAAAGCAGCCCAAAGAAAGAATATGGGAATGCAATTAGCACGTTTAGTAAATTATATGGATAACCTACCAGTATCAATACTATCATTAGATAATATTGAAGCTGATGATACAATAGCGTATATCAGTAAACAGGTATTAAAGGATTCACAATGTTTTATAATGTCATCAGATAAGGATTTCCTACAATTGGTGGATGATAGAATAACCGTATGGAGTCCAACTAAAAAGAAATTATATTTTAAGGGCGATGTTCTATCTGATACAGGTATTCCAGCTCATAATTTCTTATTATACAGAACCTTAACAGGTGATAAATCGGATAATATTCCTGGTATTAAAGGGGCAGGTCTTAAAACACTGCAAAAACGAATGCCAATTTTATTTGAAGATAGGGTAGTAACAGCAGAGGAGGTATTAAAGGCCGCTGAGGATTCCGATATTAAAATATTACAAAAGATTTGTAGTAGCAAGGATCAAATTGAATTAAATCACAAGCTAATGCAATTATATGAAGTAGATATCTCAGGAACAGCTAAAGAGAAGATACGTAATATAGTTGATGAGCATGTTAATCCATTAAATGTACATAAATTTAAGCTTATGTTGATGGAAGATAGACTTACTACAATTATTAGAAATCTTGATTTTTGGTTACGTGAAACATTCACATCATTAGATGCATTTGCAAAACAAAGTGCCAAATAATTTGGTTTATCCAATAAATTTTACTATATTAACTATATGACAGATACATTTAGCAAATTCGGGTACTCTTTCCAAATAAAGCTCCTAGCAGCCTTATTCAAAGATAAATTATTTCTACAACAAATTGGCGATATCCTAGATCCATCGTTTATGGAATCGGAGGCAAATCAATGGATTGTAAAGATAGTATTAGATTATTTTGTAGAATTTAATGCATTACCTACATTAGAGGTTATGAAGGTCAAGCTCATTGATGTAGAAGATGAGTTATTAAAGGCTACTATAATTGATAATCTAAAACAGATATTGAAGCATACTGATGCCCCTGATATAGAATTTATTGAAAAGGAAGCATTAGATTTTTGTAAGAATCAAACCTTAAAGAAAGCAATTATGGATTCTGTTAATTTGTTGCAAGCAGGAGAATATGATTCAATAAAGGAAAAAATTGATACTGCTATGAAAGCAGGGGCTGAGAGAGATATCGGTCATGAATATAATATTGATGTAGATTCAAGATTTTTAGAAAGCACAAGAAAATGTGTACCTTCAGGATGGTCTGTAATAGATGATTTAATGGATGGTGGATTAGGTCCTGGTGAATTGGGTGTATTTGTAGCTCCTGCAGGAATTGGTAAATCATGGGGATTAGTTAATGTAGCTGCTAATGCCGTTAAATCTGGATTATGTGCAGTGCATTATACATTAGAACTAAATGATGCTTATGTTGGACTAAGATTCGATTCGGTATTCTCTGGTATTGCAGCACAAAATTTGAAGTATCATATTGATGAGGTTAAAGATGTAGTAGAGAAGTTGGAAGGTAGATTGGTAGTTAAATACTATCCAACTAAATCAGCAACAGTAAATACGATTAAAGCTCATTTAGATAGGGTTCATATGATGGGTTACAAACCAGATTTAATAGTAGTGGATTATGCCGATCTATTAAGAGGAGCAGGAAAATCACAAGATCTAAGACACGAGCTAGGAAATATTTACGAAGATCTAAGGGGAATGGCGGGAGAATACCAGATCCCAGTATGGACAGCATCTCAAGCTAATAGATCCTCATTAGAGGATGATGTTATTGGAGCAGAGAAGATTGCTGAATCATACAGTAAAATAATGACAGCTGATTTTGTATTATCATTATCAAGAAAGATAGAAGATAAGATAGCAGGTACAGGAAGATGGCATGTCATCAAAAATCGTTTTGGACCGGATGGGATAACCTTTCCAAGTAAGATGAATACATCAAATGGTCAAATTGATATATATGACGAAGGATCACTACAAGGAAAAAGCGCCCAAAAACAAATGGACGGTGGTGAGGAAGCAGGAAGAAAATATTTACAAAATAAGTTTAAGGAACTAGAAGGTAATGTATAATTTTTATCTAATTATTAATACAGCTTTGGCGAATCATTTTGATTTGCCTTTTTACTCTACTAAACACTAATAAAGGAGCACAAATGGAAATTTCAACACAAATTCTATCGGACATAACTGTCTATATGAAATACGCAAAATACTTACCCGAATTAAATAGAAGGGAAACCTGGGAAGAATTGGTTACACGTAATAAGGCAATGCATATTAAACAATATCCTCAATTAGAAGAGGAAATAAATGAAAAATATAAAATGGTGTATGCTAAAAAGGTATTGCCATCTATGCGAAGTATGCAATTCGCAGGTAAGCCAATTTCAATATCTCCTAACAGGATATATAATTGTGCATATCTTCCAATAGATCATTTAGACTCATTTAGTGAAACAATGTTTTTGTTATTAGGAGGAACCGGAGTAGGATTTTCAGTACAAAAGCACCACATAGCCAAATTGCCTGTAATACAAAAACCATATCCAAAAAGGAAAAGACGATTCCTAATTGGAGATTCTATAGAAGGATGGGCTGACGCTATAAAGGTTTTAATGAAGTCCTATATGTGTGGTGGCGGTAGTAGAATTGAATTTGACTATTCAGATGTAAGACCAAAGGGTGCTAAATTAGTAACATCTGGTGGTAAAGCACCAGGACCTCAGCCTCTTAAAGAATGTATTTTGAAGGTTGGTGGTATATTAGAATCAAAAGATAATGGAACCCGTCTATCAACCCTAGAAGCTCATGATATAGTATGCTATATTGCTGATGCTGTATTAGCTGGTGGTATAAGAAGAGCAGCACTTATTAGTTTATTTAGTGCAGATGATAACGAAATGATTTCATGTAAAGCAGGACCTTGGTGGGAATTAAATCCTCAAAGAGGTAGAGCAAATAATTCGGCTTGTTTAATGAGACATAAAATTACTAAAAAATTCTTTTCTGAAATATGGGATAGGGTTAGATTAAGCGGAGCAGGTGAGCCTGGGATATATTTTAATAACGATAAAGATTGGGGAACCAATCCATGTTGCGAAATTGCACTTAGACCTTATCAATTCTGCAATCTTTGTGAGGTTAATGCCAGTGATATAGAATCCCAAGAGGATTTAGAAGAAAGAGTAAAGGCAGCTGCATTTATAGGAACACTACAGGCAGGATATACAGATTTCCATTATTTACGAGACATATGGAGAGAGACTACTGAAAAGGATGCCTTAATAGGTGTTTCAATGACGGGTATAGGATCTGGTACAGTATTAGGATACGATCTTCCTGCAGCGGCTGATAAGGTGAAAAGAGAAAATTCAAGAGTATCAAAGTTAATTGGAATAAATAAGGCAGCTAGGACTACAACAGTAAAACCTGCAGGAACAACATCATTAGCATTAGGAACTTCTTCAGGTATACATGCATGGCATAATGATTATTATATTAGAAGAATTAGGGTTGGTAAAAATGAATCAATATACACCTACCTAAAGGATAATCATCCAGAACTAGTTGAGGATGAATATTTCAGGCCACATGATACGGCTGTAATTCAGGTTCCACAAAAAGCCCCTATTGGAGCTATTATGAGAACTGAATCACCATTTCAGCTATTAGAACGTGTTAAAAAGGTAGCCATGGAATGGGTAACAAGTGGTCATAGGGCTGGATCAAACACTCACAATGTGTCAGCAACAATAAGTCTTAAGGATGATGATTGGAATTTAGCAGGAGAATGGATGTGGGAAAATAGAAATCATTATAATGGCCTTTCCGTTTTACCCCATGATGGTGGATCATATACACAAGCACCTTTTGAAGATATTACAAAGGAACGGTATGATGAATTAATGAAACCATTAGCGGACGTAGATTTAACCAATGTGATAGAGATAGATGATAATACAAATCTTTCTGGAGAGCTAGCTTGTGCTGGAGGAAGTTGTGAAATCAGTTAACACGGATTGGATTCAGGATTTATATTATCGCGAATTTCTAAAGCCTAAATTAAAATCAGATGAATTTTATTGGGAACATGGAAAAATGGTAATGACTGAGATGTATCATAAAAGAAGAGGACAATGTTGTAATTCAAATTGTAAACATTGCCCATATAAAAATACTAAATAAGATAAATGGTTATGTGTACTAATAAACAACGGGGATATTCAAATGGGACACAAGGTATTTATACGACATACTTACATTTATAAATGCAGTAATAAAAAATGTAAAGAGGAATGGAAAATTAATGAGGCAGATAAATTAGAGAAGTTAACATGCCCTCATTGCGGTAAACAGGATACAGTAGAATATGTAATGGTTGACCAAAGAAACAAATACAATAGAAAATGGGAATAAATATTTATTATGGTTGGAGGTATTGAGTTAATTAAAAGAATGAGAGAAGTTATCAGGTTTATTAAAGATGGTGATAATGATAAAGCAATTCTATACCTAAAATATATAATAGAGGACATTGAATTGTATAAAAATAATAATTTATAATAAATTAGGTAGTTAAGATAATTTTTTGTATATTAAATAATAGTTATGGCAAGAGTTAATATAGGAGTAGATCCTAAACATTTATCGGATCAGCATTTGATTGCTGAGAGTGTAGAAATCACTATGATTACAGGTGGTTTAAGAAAACACGGATTTGAAATAAAATCTCCTGTTCCTGATATATTCAAAATGGGTACAGGTCATATTAATTTTTTTAAGAATAAATTAGTATATCTCAAAAAAAGATTAGGCGTTGTAAATGATGAAATGCGGAGACGTAATTTCAAACCTGGAACCAAATTAGACCTAAACGAATTTCCTAAAAAATACCATAATGATTGGCTACCAGATATGAGTGCTTCAATGATACTCAGAAATAGAATTGTTGAGAGATTGAGAAATCCTCTTAATGGAAAACCTGGAGCTGAGTATCATAGATATAAAAGCGCATTAATTAATAATTACGAAGAGTTCTGTAATGATCTATTTCATTCAGAATTATATAACCTAAACGGAGAGAAAAATGACAAAATTTAAGAGTACAAAAACATTTGACGGATACAGCACGGCATTTAGACAGTGGAGAGCAACACATTCACATTGTCAATATGTCCATGGATATGCATTAAAATTTAAGGTATGGTTTGAGGGAGAATTAGATCATATGAATTATGTATGTGATTTTGGCTGTTTCAAAAGAAATGGCATTAAGGAAGAATTAGCTAATCAATTTGATCATACAATGGTAGTGGCTTCTGATGATCCACATATAGAGATATTTAGAAAGATGGATAAGGCAGGATTGGTTCAATTAAGGGTAATGGAACATGTAGGATGTGAAAGATATGCAGAATGGGTATTTAATCTCATTAATGATAGGATGCAAGAAGAAACATCTGGTAGAGTAAAGGTATTGAAGGTAGAATCCTTTGAAGGTGGAACAGATAATTCAGCAATATATTATCCAAATGTAGATACTCATCAACCTAGAGAAATAACAGGTATACCTAATGGTAATACTATGTCTGATACAGATGATAAACCACAAATTAATAATCCAAAAACATTTATTTAAGAATACATTATGAAAGTAGCATTTATTTGTCCAACACACGACCTAAAATATGATAATACAGATTATCATATGGCACTAACACATTTAATATTAAAATATCCTAAATACACGGAATTTTATAAACAAAAATTAGCTAATGGCGAATATGTCATTTTAGATAATTCATTAATTGAATTAGGTAATAAAGCATTACAATCAGATGTTGTAATGAAGGCAGCCGAGGAATTAAGACCATCAGAAATAGTTTTACCTGATGTATATAGAGATGGCCCAGCAACAATAAAATCCACAGATATAGCATTGACCAAGGTTGAATTATGGTTAATGATGGACGAGACTAAATTACAAGTAGTATGTCATGGTAAGGATCCTGATGAATGGAAAAGAACCTGGGACACCTTAAGTAAATATGATGATGTTGATGTCTTAGCAGTTCCTAAGGTTACTGAAACGCAATTTGCAGGTGGAAGGCCTGAGGCGGTAAGATATGCTTTAGCAAATAATCCACAAAATAAGGAAATACATTTATTAGGATGCTGGAGCACGGTTGATGAATTTAAGGAATATAGCAGTGAGGAAAAATCCTTAATTAGGGGTGTAGATACTAGCATTGTATATCACTGTGCAGCTGCAGGAATAAAATTCGAGGATAAATATGATTACCAAAAACCAGATTGGACAATTGATTTGGAAGAACCATATAAAATTGATGAAGAATTAATGTTAAAAAATCAGCGATATATGTTGGATATATTAAAATAATTTTGTATATTATATATAATAAAGGAGAAAAGATATGAAAATAGCATTTGTAGGAGCACAAGGAACAGGTAAGACAACATTAGTAAATAAGTTAAAATTAGCAATGCCATGGATGCATGTATATGATGAAGTGGTAAGGACATTAGCTACAAATCCTAATGTAAAGATTAATAAGGAGGGAGATGATTATTCTCAGGATTTAATTACTCTTACTCATTTAAGGAATGCACAGGAAGCTTCATATGCACATAAATATTCACTATTTGATAGATGTATAATAGATTCACATGCTTATGCTATGCAATGTATGCAGGATGGATTTGTAAGTTCAGTATCAGTAAATTATTCAAGTAGAATCATGAATGCTATATTTAATACATTTCCTTTTGATTTAATTATATATATACCTCCTTACAAGGAATTTCTAAAAGAAGATGGAGTAAGGGATACGGATTCCGAATATCAAGAAAAGATTTCTATACATATGAAAAATACTATTCATGTGTTAAAGAATTCACATCCTGATCTTAATGTTGTAGAGTTAGAAACAATTGGTATAGATGAAAGGATTAAAGAAATACAGGATTATTTGGAAGAAACCGGTAAGATCGATATTGAAATAAAAGAAATGAAACCAGCATTTATTAAATAAAATGGAAGATATTATGAAAAAGCAAGCAGTATTATCACTATCAGGTGGGATGGATTCGAGCACGGTATTATTACACTTATTAGCTAAAGATTATGAGGTAACAGCATTAAGTTTTGATTATGGTCAAAAGCATAATGTAGAATTGGAACGAGCATCGGAATTGATTGAATATTTAGACAGAGCTGGATATCCAGTAAAATATCAAAGAATCACATTACAAGGATTGGTTGGATTATTAGATTCAGCTCTTGTAAAGGGAGGTGATGATGTTCCTGAAGGACATTACGAAGAAGATAATATGAAGGATACGGTTGTGCCTAATAGAAATAAAATATTTTCATCTATTATTCAAGCAGTAGCATTATCAATAGCTCAGCAAAAAGAATGTGATGTAGATATTGCAATGGGTATACATGCAGGCGATCATGCAATTTATCCTGATTGTAGACAAGAGTTTAGAGATGCAGATTATGAAGCATTCAAGGAAGGTAATTGGGATGCTGATAGAGTAAAATATATTACACCTTATTTAATGGATGATAAATATGATATATTAGTAGATGGTGAAGCAGCATGTTTTGTATTAGGATTAGATTTTGATGAGGTTTATAAAAGAACAAACACATCATATAAACCAGACGCCGAAGGAAGATCAGATTACAAATCAGCATCTTCCGTAGAAAGAATTGAAGCATTCTTAAAATTAGACAGAAGAGATCCAGTTGAATATATCGATGGATGGGAAGTAGCTAAAAAACACGTAGAAAAAATATTGAAAGACCATGCTTAAAAGAATAGAAGATTATAGTAAAATATTACCTATATTAGAAATATATAGATGTGTACAATCAGAGGGAAGTAGATTTGGTAGACCAACAATAGCAGTAAGAACTACAGGGTGCACTCATAGATGCTACTTTGGAGAAGGTGGTTGGTGTGATAGTTGGTATACAAGTATTCACCCAGAAAAAGGTATTTTTAGCTTTAATGATATAGTTAAAATATATGATGAAAATCCCCAAGTAAAGGAAATGATGTTAACAGGGGGATCTCCTACTATGCATCCTGCTTTAGTAAATGAAATAACCCATTTTGCAAAAGAAAGGGGTATTATAGTTACTATTGAAACAGAAGGATCCGCATTTGTTGAAACGGAATACCCATTAGATTTATTATCAATAAGCCC